GGGCCATGTCCGGATAGGAAAGCGCCCGGACCGTGCAGGTCTTCGGGCTGAAACGAAAATCAAGCCGGTCCATGGTAAAGGCCCCCAGGGGCATTTGATGCGATCCTTTGTCTTCCCAGACAATGGACGCCTCGAGAATGTCTCCGGCCTCCGGGAACCAGTCCCTCCAGAACCTGCCGTCCGTATTGTTCAGGCGGATGCTCAGTTCGTCCTTGGAACCCTTTTCCGCGCTGTCCGTATAGGTCAGCTCTTCCATGTACGGGGCAAGGCTCTCGGTCACGTCCCTGCCCGCCCATGCGATCAGGGCGTGGGCATGGATTACCTCCGCCATGGGGGCACCTCGGTCTGCGCGTAGCGTTCGTCGTCTGTCAGCTCGGGGATGGCCAGGGTGATCCCGCCGGGCACGGTCGGACAGTATTCCAATGCGTCACAGACGTCCTCGTTGGCCGTCCATATTTTCGAGTACATGTCCGGCCTGCCGTATACCGCCTGGGAAATGGTGTCCCAGCGGTCTCCCTCCCTGGTGGTATAGGTGGTCATTCTCTCACCTCGGTGAGTTTGATCTGCAGTTTCAGGGTGACGATGTTGCCGCTGGTATCTGTATCCTCAAAGGTCCGCTTGACGGACTCGATCACAAAGTCGCCTTCGTAGCTCTGCCCGACGATGAGGGGCTGAGACAGCCCGACAGTGGCATAGCTCGACAGGGCAAGGTGCATGTCCGCCGGATCGCAGAACACGCGGGAAAGAATGATTTCCATATCCAGGCCGTGTTCGTCCTCGCCCAGGAACTCATGTCGTGGGTATCTTCCGATGATCCCGTGGGCCGCGTATTTGTATTTGGACATGTCGCTTATTGCTCTGGGCGTCCCGTCCAGGGTGAATATGATGTCTCCGTAGGATCCCCACATGATGTACCTCTTTTTACGATGTCACTTCGAAGGAAGAGCCGTCCGGGGTGGTGAATGTCACCCTGGTGAGCATCGGCACGTCGAAGGTGCGCACGGCCCGGGTGGTCAGGGTGGCGTCCCAGTCTTCCCGGTAGAGAAAGAGCTTTCCGCTTGCATGGTCGTCTTCGCCCATGCGGTAGAATTCCCCGCCTGTCTTCTTGGGGTCGTGTACGACGGCCTCGCCTGCCAGGGCCACCCCGTCACCCAGGTCTTCTTCGACATGGGCGAGCTTGATCAGCGGGTTCCATTGCCAGAACTCGGCAAGCTTGATCGCCTGCAGGGTGCAATCCCTGGTATACCGCCCGGAATCGTTCCCCCCGAGAATCCGTAGGCAGATAGCAAGGGCCACATCCACCCTGTAAGTCTGACCCATGGTGCACCCCTCCTGCCGGATCCCTTCGGTGGGAGTCAGGGTGATTTTTTTCGCCGCAATGCGTATCTCGCGTGGCCCGAGCACCTTGGTGGGCTCCACGATGGTGGTCAGGTTCAGGGTTTGGGCGAGAATCTCTTTCAGGTTGTCGATATGCTGCATGGTCACACCTGTTTTAGGTTTTAGAGGGGCTGGTACCTGGTTGACATTGTTGACCGGGACGTCCCTACGCTTCGAAAGCGTCCTTTATGTGTTCTCGGGCGATGGCCCGGATCTCTTCGGTCTGCTCCCTGGTCAGGCGCATGAACGGTCTCTTGGGGATGGTTACGGACTTCTTGCGGACGAAAAGAAGCCTGGCATCGGTTCCTTTCATCTTGAGCCCGTATTTTTTCCCGCCTTTGGGGGGAGTCCCTCCGATATACTCGTCCTTGAAAAAGACCTTCCACCCCTGTCCTTCGAGCATGGTCAAAAACCCTTTGACCCCTTTCATGTCCGTCCATTTTCGGATGGTTTTTGTCAGGGGGATGGCCAGTTTCTTGGCATGCCTGGGCTTTTTGACCCCACCGAAATGGAGCATGGGCGCGTGTTTCAGGTTGGTCCCCACCACGACCGTGTCACCTTCGAGCACGTAGGTGATGGAATTGCGCAGCTGCCCGGTGTCCTTGAGCGGCCCCTTGTCTCCCTTGAGGCTCTTGGTCAGGGGGCTGTTGGGTGGCCCGGTGGCGTCCCTGATGTTGTCCTGGACCATGCCCACGATGAACGGGGCTATCTCTTCGGGGATGGTGTCTGCGTTCAATTTGATCTCGCGCAGGTGGCGCAAAAACTTTTCCATGGTCCGAATCTGCCCCTGTCCGGGAAAAAACGTGTCCGCGTGGACACAGCCGGGATCAGGATCCTCTACTGTCCACATCAGGTTGACGGGATGCCGCCCCCGTTCAGCCTGCCATACCCCCCAGGGGTCCCGCGCTTGAACCGTGTGGGGCGAACAAGGCGGGACCCCTACCTAAAACAATGGAAGGTCATAGTGTTTCATCCTGAATACTTCGGGCTTCACGAACTGGTCGACCAGGTCAGTTTCGAAAGATACGGGTCCAGACTGTGGAACGTGTTCGACGAGCGTATTCTTCGTGCTGCGGACAGGCTTCGCAGAAGATACGGGCCGCTTGTGTGCTGTGACTGGCATTGTGGCGGGACCAACCATTTCAGGGGTTGGCGAGCGCCCGGGTGCAATGTCGGCGCGCTGCTCTCCCAGCACCGGTTCGGACGCGCCCTGGACCTGATCCCTCAGCGATGCACCGCCGAAGAGATCCGGCAGGACCTGCTGGACGCTCCGGACTTCGTGCTCGGCGATCTGGGACAATGGCTGGTCACGGCCTTTGAAGCGGACGTTTCGTGGTTACATATCGACTGCCGGAACCGTGACGTGTTCGCGGAGGGGTTCCTGGTGTTCGGGGCGTAAATTGATGGTGTATGTGGGCAGGTATGGAATCTGCCCCCACAAGGGGTTCAAACGGCATTTTCGCCAATGATTTCAATAACCGCTAAATCTGTTACCCGTGGAGGATAGTATGGAAATCATCAACTGGATAATCGGGCATCTCGTGGAAATAGTGGCTGCCGCAGGTTCCGTGTGCATGGCCGCCTCGGCCATTACTGCCCTGACTCCGACCCCAAAGGACGATAAAGCCGTGGCCAAGGCCTACAAGGTCGTCGAGGTTTTGGCCGGTCTCGTCGGCAAGGCAAAGGATACGGGAGCAAAATGAATGGGGCCTTCGAAGCGTTCTCTCTCGTCGTGCGCATGGTGTCCGCCCTGGTCGAAAAAATCCGTGCTTTCCGGGCTCAGGAACGCTTTGATCGCGTCGAGCGTGGTCCTGCTGCTGAGTTCCTGCGCCGGTTTAAGCGCTCCTCCGGATCCCCTTCCTCTTCCGGAGCTGGAGAGCGCGACGATAAATGACCAGGGCGGTATCTGCATCGATGAGGAGGATACTGCCGAACTCCTGCACTGGCTGGATCAGATGGGTGTTGCTGATGGACATTATTGATATTGCAAACAATCGGGCCGAGCGGTTTATTCAGGCTGCCCTCTCCCGGGCAGGATCTTCCCGATCCCCGGCCCGGGAGAGCCTGGCCCGTTGCGAGGATTGCGGGGAGCCCATCCCCGAGGCTCGGAGACTGGCCATTCCCGGATGCACCAGGTGCAGGGCATGCCAGGAGGCGTACGAAAATGGAATTTAACTTTCTCTCGCTGGTGGCTAACGGGGGATGGATGGCGGTCGCTTCGGTCCTGGCCTACGCCATGATCAGGCTGGACAAGTCCCTACGCTCCATCGACAGGGAGCAAACGGCCATGCGCGACCGCATCGCCTCCATCGAAAAGGAGTACGTATGCCGGTCCGAGTACTACCGCGACATTTCCGGATGGCGCGGGGACATCCGGGGCCTCGAGCAGTCCATTGCCGATGTCCGGAACGATTTTGCCTATTACAAAGGGAGAAACGAACGTGGAGAGTAAAACACTTCGCGGGATGATCCTGGACTTCCTTCGGCACGTGTACCCCAGGCCGGTCATGGATCTGGATATCATCGGGGCTTTTTACCAGGACTACCGGGATACGGAGATCCGGGACGCCCTGGCCTATCTCGCTGACAAGGGGTATCTGGAGCGGTCGGAGAAGGAACATCCCGTGCGACGATACAGGAAGGTAATCACTTACAGGCTGACGGCCGCGGGCGTCGATCTGCTCGAGGGCGATCTCGACGACCGGTGTGTGCTGGTCCTGGAGGGCAACTAATGGCCAGGCGATCCAAGATAGAGCTGTACGACCTGCTGAACGATGTGGTGCGCATGTACGAACAGGAGCACATGACCATCCGGGATATCGAGGCCAGGCTTCGTGACGACGGGTACGACGTTTCGCGCGGGTGCATCCATCGGTCCCTCAAGAGCTATCGGGAGGTGGCCCGGCAGTACAGTCAGTCCCTG